TGGTCCTTATACCGTTACTGTCCAACGAACTACACTCGATTCAGAACCCCAGATTCAGAATATTCGTCTGTTAACCTGGGGCGCAGTCCTCGATGGTTCAGTTCGTAATGCCATGCTGAAACAACCCTTTGAAATGATGCATCGGTGTGTGGAAAGCTTTTATTTTGATGAACCTCTTAAATATGCCATTACAAAATCGAGTTCAACTGATACTGTCACTATCCAGTTACCTCTTGAAGCCAATCATCCTGTAGAAGAAATCCTTTGGTTTATCCGACGCACCGATGTGCGCAAAAATAATGAATGGACTAACTTTTCTTCCGTTATTGAATCCGAATATGACTCCATCTTTAATCCTCGTGGACCTATGATGGTTTCAGCCCGAATCCAAGCCAATGGAATCGACTTAGTCCAAGCAGAAGAGCAGTATTTCCGCAATCTCATTGCTCAACATCATCGTGGTGGGATTGTATCGTATGCTCAGTTCATTTATGGATATCCTATTGCTAAACATCCTGGAGATACACATCAACCCTCTGGAACCATGAATGCCAGTAGGCTTCAAAGTCTCCGCTTAACTCTGGATGTAAGAACTCCTGTTCAAGGAGCCACCTGGGAAGTGAAAGTCTTCTGTCTCGGCCTCAAATGGCTTCGCTTCCAAAATGGAATGGCAAATACGATGTTTAGTGATTAAAATTGAAGTTTGTAATGCTCCATATTCGAAATAACAATGAACTTCTTTCGCAATTTAGTCTGTTCGAATGTTCAGACAGTTGAATGGAGAGGGCCCATTATTCAAGACTTTTATGCAGCAGGATGTTTCTTCTATGATGGAGTTCATGTTCTTGCTGGATATCAGCCTACTAAGAGAACTCCATATATCAGTGGCATCGGAGGTTCAAGAGAACCTGGTGAAGACTATTTTACAAATGCAATGCGTGAAACGATTGAAGAACTCTTTAATCTTGATATAGTGGACCCTTTACTCATCTCCAAGATTCGCATGGAACTGCAACCCTTGGATATTCTAAATCTCAAAGGTTATGTGATTCTGATCTATAGTTTCAAAGACTTGGAACGAATCACACAGATCGTCTATTCCTGGGGTTTGAAGTCTTCACTTTATTCACAGAGACCACGGACGGTATCGGATCTCATCTTCAAACGTTCAGTGAATATGAAAGCAGAAATATCTCACCTTGTCCTCCTACCCTTTATAAAACATCGTGACACGGCTAACTTTATGGATCGTAACTTTCTCCGTGATCTACGTGCGATTTTCAACGAGATGAATAATCAACATTCTCCGTAGAATGGTGGTAGCCCTACTACGGATACTACATACAGGACTTCAAGATGAAAGACTGTTACCACCCAAAGGTAAACCTGCCACAGAGTTTTTCAAAAAGGTTTTTATTAAAGGTGGTAAGTTCACCACCTCCTGGGTTCGACTTGATTTTGACACACGACCTACGTTTGGTTCAACCGCAACACTAACCATACCTCGTCAAGGTCATCTTGTTACTCGAATGTATCTTATTACAACCATGCCCGATATTGCCACTTCCCAGAATGCGGCTCGAGCGAAGGCTGTGACAAATGGAACCGTTTTTGCGGGTCCCACCTTCGGATGGACTAACTCTCTTGGTCATGCTCTTATTAGCAATGCCGCAATCGATATAGGAGGCTCACGTATTGAAGAGATGAATGGACAGTTAATGGAAGTCCTCGATGAGTTCAATACGCCATTGGAAAAGGTGATAACTATGAATACACTTTTACCTCGTATACAGAATGGTTTCGTCCCTGGAAGCATCGGTTTGGGTGCAACTCCAACGGTGGCAGTTACACCGCTTCCTTTTTGGTTTTCTCGTGGAGATCCTGGTGTAGCCTTACCCATTGATGCGATCGGAGCCGATGCTGTGCGTCTTAGTGTAACTTATAGTCCATTATCTTCTCTCTATGTAAGTTCAATCCAAAGAGACTTAACAGGTGTGAAAAATGGTCTTCCAGGATCTGCCTATGTTCCATTGGCTGGAGCCTCCTTCTATCAATCCGATCTCAGTGGCTCCTCGACATCCACTGTGCCAACGGTGGCGAACGTTGAAGCAATCGATGTATGTTCTGGTTCGACTACCACTCAACAGTTAAGCGGACTGACTACACAAAATAATACTGTGATACGTGATATTTCAGGAGTTCGAATGCCAACGACTGCAGCACTTGTTCTTGGAGATAGTTATCTTATTGCTGAATATGTTTATTTAGATAAACCAGCGGCCAATCAGTTCCGAATCTCCGATATTCAATATCCTATCGTCCAGCATTATATCTTTGATCCCGTCGATACATTGGGTCAACCTCGTGTAAGCATTCCTATGCGGATCCCCAATCCAACACGTGATCTATTCTTTTTTGCGCAGCGATATGAGGCCTCATGGTATAATGCGCCTTTTCTTGCTACGCGTGATTTATCTGGGGCCGATGCACCTACTGCACCTTGGTGGCCCGATTGTAGTGGTCTCTCACCCCTCAGTTTTGGAGATCTCATTCCTGGATTCTCAACTCGTGAATCTGAACCTTTGAACTCAGTGAGCCTTGTCTATGAGGCTAAACTACAACGCTATACCAATACCTCCCCTTCTATTTTCCGTTCTCTCTTACCCTCCTATGAACAACGAAAGAGTCCATGGCTAAACCGATACTATTATAATCTTTCTTTCGGCACACAAAATGGTATGATGCCTATCAGTGTTGCTATGGGTGAAGCAAATCTCGATAAGATTGAAAAGTTAGAACTTCAGTTACAAATGAATCCGCTTCGTGGTTCCATCGATCCGAATGCGGTTCCGCGTTATCTCATTTTTGCATTTGCAGAAACCTATAACATTCTACGTATTTATGGTGGACGTGCTGGTTTACTCTTTGCCTACTAAACTAAATTTGAACTGTATTATTTTCAAACTATACTACAGAAATGTCACGATTCTTGCGTATTGGTTCAAATACGATTCACGTGCCGAGTCTTGCGAATGTTAGTATGAGTAAAAACTGCTTCGGATATCCACAACTCTGTTTATATTATCATACACAGAGAACACAGACCATCTACTGTGGCAACTATGAGGAGTGCGAGAAACAGATGATGCGCGTGAAACGTGCGATGCGTGTTGTAGAGATGGAACTTGACACGATTCCCTTGGTGTCCGAGGAAGTTGTTACTGTAGTAATACCAGAATCTGAAAAAGCTCCAGAAGCCTAAAACGGTTCCTCTATTGAAAAAGAGAAATGAACTCGATTACAATCGACAGCACTCGATGTATTTCCGCTCTCTGTAAGTTATGTTCAGAGGCAGGCACAGATAAAAGTCCTTATTCTTCTATTGGACATCGTCATCCCTATACCGCTCCCTATTCACTCTTTTTTGAACCTCTTCGATTCAAGAATATTAAGTTTGCCGAGGTCGGTGTGCATCGCGGTGCCTCCATGCGTGTCTGGCGTAGTTTTTTCACTCAGGCACGTATTTATGGATATGATCGTGATCCAGATCATCTGCGTTATATTGAAACATTCGGTATGCCTTCATCGTATCTTAGAGTGATTGACGCTTCAAAGAAAGAGTCGATTGAAGACGTTTTTACGAAGGATACTGCGGACGGTGAACTTTTTGATGTGATTCTTGATGATGCTTCTCATGATCCAGCGGATCAAGTAACCATGATGGAAACTGTTATGCCATTTCTTAAACCTGGTGGGCTTTTCATTATTGAAGATATTTTCCGCGATCATATAGAAGAAGGATTCCATGAGGCATTAAAAAAGATCCAACACCTCGTAAGTTTTCACACCTTTATTGTCTGTGATCACGCAAATCGATATTCACCTGGTTGGAATAATGATAAGATGCTTATTCTTGTTCGTAGTGTTTAGAAGATGCATCTGTTTGCCAACGAGTGTTCTCCTCTTCCACTTCTTGTATAAACTGCTTAGCTTCTTCGATTCTTTTATGTACATATGCTCTCTTTATTAAAAGTGAACTTGTGTCCATTACAAGAGGTAAATCAACAGAACGTGTTGCATTTTGTTCTAATCGACGCAGTTTGGCTGTTTCTTCTTCTTTTGCAATACTTTGTTTCAAACGTTCGGCAATCGATATCGTTGATGTTGATAACGCTTTTAACTGAACAGGTATAGTAACATTATCATTAAGAGGTGGAAAATCCTCTTTTAAATTCAAAGGTGCTACTCTCTGAGATCTCCATGATTCTTTTGAATGATTTCTTTGAGGAGGAAGAGGTGTGATCTTATTAAACTTATCAGCAAAGAAGGAACTCATTTTAAGGCTGCGATTCACCATTTGACTACGCCGTTTCAAATTTTTGACTATAAATTTGCTTGATTCATTCGCTACTATAAAAGCATACAATGAGTTCATTAGTGATTGTCGAAAGTCCAGCCAAATGCAGCAAAATCGCTGGATTTCTGGGTCCAGGTTGGACAGTGGTGGCATCAATGGGTCATATCCGATCCCTCGAAGAGGATTTGGATGCGATCGGCCTCGATCGTGATTTTGAACCACGATTCCAGTTCCTCAAAGAAAAATCAAAGGCAATCTCACATCTTCAAGAGGCCGCACGTGGAAAAAAACAAATCTTTCTTGCTGCGGATGACGATCGTGAAGGTGAAGCCATCGCTTATTCTGTAGCCCTTCTTCTTAAACTTGATCCTGCTACAACTCCACGCGCAGTCTTTCATGAAATCACTGAATCCGCTGTTAAACGTGCGATCTCAGCACCACGTCACATTGATATGAATCGTGTTTATGCTCAACAGACCCGATCTGTTCTCGATATGATGGTCGGATTCACCATTTCACCTCTACTTTGGAAAAGTATCGGACCTGCTCTATCAGCTGGGCGATGTCAAACACCTGCGCTTCGTCTTATTTGCGAACGTGAACGAGCCATTACAAGTTTCACATCTCAAACTACTTGGAAACTCACTGGTTCGTGGCGGACTGCAGCAGGATTCACCTTTCAAGGTGATCTCAAGGATGAACTGGAAGATAAAGAGTCTGCCATAAACTTTCTTGAAAATATCCACACGGATGCAGGTGCAAAAGTCTTGAGTGCTACCACAAAACAATGGTCGTTGAATGCCCCCAAACCACTCATTACTAGCACATATCAACAAGAGGCTTCAGCACTTTACAAATGTGCTCCAAAAAGATCTATGCAAATCGCTCAGAAACTCTATGAAGCGGGTCATATTACCTACATGAGAACAGATCATGCGATTCTTTCAGAGGAAGCAGTTGCAGAAGCGGCTGCTCTGATTAAACGGGCCTATGGTGATTCCTATCTTCAGCAAGAACCCAAGAAAACTGCTAAGCAACCCCAGGAATCACAAGGAAAAGCACAAGAAGCACACGAAGCCATTCGTCCTACACACTTTGATCTACAAGAACTTCCTGGAGATGGATGGGACTCTATCGAACAGCGAATCTATAAACTCATTTGGAATCGTGCGGTTCAGAGTATTATGACTCCTGCTCGTGGAGATGAACGCACAGTGACTTTTCTCGCCGATGGGGATCCAGGTGAGTTTCCATGGGAATCCAAATGGCGCCGCACCACCTTTCTTGGATGGAAAAAGATCGGTGCAGCCGCTGCGATTCTTGATGAAGCAGAACTCGCAGGAACAGGAGAAACAACAGATTCACCCACAGCAATCTGGATTCAAGCCGTTGGTCTTGTTGAGGGCACTACACTCTCATGGTCTTCCCTTGAAGCATTTCCAGTCATCACAAAAGCACAGCCTCGATTCAATGAAGCGACCTTAGTCCGTGAACTCGAAAAGAAAGGCATCGGTCGCCCAAGCACTTACGCATCACTTGTAGAAACACTCTTTGACAAGAAATACTCCGATAAAAAAGATACACCAGCAAAAAAGATAGACATAGAACAACTGAGTTTAACCAGTGTGGGGGCCTGGCCACCAAAGATTCAAAAGGTTCAAAAGATGATCGGTGCTGAAAAAGATAAAATGGTGCCGTCTCCCTTAGGACTGAGTGTTCTTGACTTCTGTGTCCGCGAGTTTCCTCAACTCTTTGAATATGATTTCACAGCCCAAATGGAAAATCGCCTTGATAAGATTGCTCAAGGAAAAGAGGCCTGGAAACAACTGTGTCGTGATATATGGTCATCTTATAAAGATCATTATAGTCTATTAAAGAAACAAACAAATACAGTCAATACAAAACTTCGCGAGTTTGGAGATGGAATCAAGGCAGTTATGAGTAAAAAAGGTCCTTTGATTTTGAAGGAAGTGGGTGATGATAAAGAAAAAACTGTCTTTTATGGTTGGCCCAGCAATATAGCATTTCAAGAGATTACAAAAGAACAAGTCATGGCTCATATGGCAACAGGTTCAGGAATATCCTTGGGTGAATACGATGGACATCCTATTATTGAAAAGAAAGGAACATTCGGTCGATATGCGGAATGGAAGGGTATTCGTGTAACTCTAAGCGAGGGAGACACACTTTCAACTATTCTTGTAAAGTTGGGTGATAAAAAGAATGCATATTCATATACACTCGGCGACTACGAGTTCCGAAAAGGAAAGTTTGGAACATATATGTTTAAGAAGTCAAAGACAGCCAAGAAACCAGTCTTTGTAGGTCTACCTGAAGGCCTCGATCCTGCCACACTCACTTTAGAGGCAGCAGCACGTATCTATACAAACGGTTGTCAAGCCAATAAAAAGAGCAAGCCTAAGACTAAAGAAAAAAATGTTTCTTCTCATGAGTTAGCAGATGGAGAATCCTGAAATCCTGATTCCTAAAGAAACACATCCTAAACCCAAACATGCTGTATGGATCACTCACATGTATCCTCCTGAGGATAACGCGGGTGCTGAGTTGATGGCTCATGTTCTAAATGTTTTTTTGGTCAAAAAGGGATGGAAAGTCATTGTGTTGATTCCCGAGTTCTCACATAAAACTCATGAAGGTGTTCATATCGTCAAGTTCAAAGAAAAAGATGCCGTTGAAAAATCTTTAAAAGAAGCTTCACTTATTATTTCACATCTTAAGTATTCAACACTATCTGTGAAGATCGCAAAACAACTTGAGCTACCGATTGTTTTATTGATCCATAATAGTTTCCAGATTCCTTATTTTCGTGATTTTCTGGAAATGATTCCTCCATCACAACTACACCTTATTTATAATAGTTTATGGATTCAGCGATTTTATAAGCGCTTTAACTTGGATAATCGTGTTTTGTATCCTCCGATTGATTCAAGTAAGTTTAACTTTCCTGTGAAGAAGGGAAACTATGTTACATTAGTCAACTGTACTAAAGATAAAGGTGGTGATACCCTTGTCAAGATTGCGCGAAAAATGCCAGAGATCCAGTTTTTGGGAGTTCTGGGTTCCCATGGAGAACAAATCATAGAAAAATCAGTCCCGAATCTTCACTATATGAAAAATACTCCGAATGTGCGTTTATTTTACGAAAAATCAGCGATTGTTCTCATGCCCTCCAGTTATGAATCGTGGGGTCGAGTGGCCGTTGAAAGTATGTGTTTAGGTATACCCGTGATTGCACACCCTACGAATGGTCTTAAAGAATCATTGGGAGAAGCAGGAACATTTGCGAATCGAGATCTTCCAGATCAATGGGTCACTGCTATTCGCACACTTCTTACAAATCCGTGGCTCTATGAACGTAAATCTATGGAAGGAATCATACGCGCAAAAGAAGTTGATACGAATGAACAACTCAAAGAAGTTGAACACTGGATGTCTTCTCTAAAATATAAAGGAAGAATAGATGTCTAGTTCAACTCCTCCTTCATCACGTTCAAACTCGCCTTCACCTGGCACTGATCTTTCAGGCAATCGAGTGCGTAAGTTTTTGAATGGTTGGACTAAGGAACAGGAAGACTTAATGGCTGAATGGTCCGATAAAGCGGCCTGTTATCGCTGGCTCCATGATCGCTGTGAGAAAAAGTATTCTCGGTATAACATGTCTTTGACGATTCCTGTCATTATTCTTTCAACGCTGACTGGAACAGCAAACTTTGCTCTCGGAAGTTTTATCCCTCCTCAAGATACTGATATGAAAAACTATGTTCAAGCAGGTATTGGTGCGATTTCCATCTTTGCGGGTATTTTAACAACCTTAGGAAACTTCCTACGCTATGCACAAGGCTCTGAATCGAATCGTGTTGCAGGTATCGCATGGGGTAAGTTTCAACGTCAGATCGCAGTTGAACTTGCGATTCATCCAAATGAACGCATTGATAGTATGGATTTCTTAAAAATCTGTCGTGCGGAACTCGATCGTCTAATCGAACAATCACCTCCAGTGCCTGATGATATCATCAATGAGTTTGAAAAAGAGTTTAAGGATATCCCTGATATTAAGAGGCCTGATATCTGTCACGGCATTGAACATACAAAGGTATTTCGTGATGATAAAGCACGTCTAAAACACATCACTTCTGAAGCATCCTTGATGCTCATGCATAAGAAACGTGCTCTACGCGATGAACTTGTTCCTGAAGTCGATCGTCTTATTAGTAAGAAGTTTGCTGAAAAAATCAATGATTTATCCGGTTCATTGATCGAGGCGCAAAAGAAGGTGCCTTCATCCGTTCCATATGTTTCAACACATGCGGTAGGAAAGTATGCATATTACAGTGATGACTTTAGACATAAATCTGCTCTACAAAAACGAGCTTCAAAAGATGAGCCAGTTGCTTCATCTGATATTCATATCGACATTGTAGGCTCGAGAACTGCAGAAGAGATACGAACTCAACTCGATGCACAACCAACGAATAAGGGAGAACGTGATATCTACAGCGATACACCTTAGGCCCAATAACAACCTCCTTCAATCAGTTTAGAACCCATCGGTGTTTCAGAAGTCGCAGGACAGACCCAATCTTCATTCCAAAAATGTTTAATCACCGAATGAGTTTCCCATCTTTTTCCTTTAATACCAAAAAGAACTTGTGTTGCGCCACCGAGCACTATGGCGATCACTCCACGTTCTTTCAATCGTGCTGCTATAGGCATTCCTAAACCTCCACATCCTATGAGAGCAATACGTGCATTGGACGCAATGACCTTCTCAACAACTGACTCTACTGCCTCTTGCCAGTTTTTCAGATGTGATGACCATTCAGCACGACCTTGGGCTAAGATAGGTGCATATCCTGTTCGGACAGGAATCCAAGTTGTTCCTTGGGGTAAAAGAGACTCTTCTTGACCTGGCCAAAGGTCCTCCGCCTTCATAGTTTGTTGAAAGGCAGTCTCAGCAAAAGCATTCACAATGGCCACAACATGACCTTTAAGGAGTCGTGTCCATCGTTTCTCAGGAGGGACATAATAGGGTTCTAAGGATCGAAGCGGAATCTGTGTTACATTTGTAGCATAGATTTCTAACATACGAGATTCATCTCTTAGAAAAGGTTCATACCATCCTGCAACAAGAACATCTGAACTACGAATCGCATTGAGTAGTTCTAAATACCAATCATGGATCGATTGATTAGTAGATGGCCATACACCTGCATGTAACTCGAGAGTTTTTGCTAAATGTATCGGTGTATTGATGGTGCTGCTATTCATCTTAGAAAAAACAACTTGTAGTTCAATCGTTCCATTACGGCCAATCAGACATCCTGTTTTGTTCTCTAATGCGGTTTGAATCGCTTTGTAAATCGCATCGGCTCCTTCCTCAATGGACCTCATTTTGATCTACTTAAGTATAGAACGAGGTCTTAAACCGCGTCTCCATTCTGGGATTGTTATAGTTGGATCACTTCCCAAGACTTGTCCTTTGCCTGGAAACTGAGTTTGGAAGGAGTTTTCAAAGAACTCCGTTTCAGGTGGAATCGGTGTAGGAGGACGCGGAATAGGAGAAGGTGGAGGACTATAGTGATCTACAGGCTCCTCAAACTCAATCGCAACTTCATCACCTTCACATAAGACAAGATCAGCGGGCTCTGTTGAAACCACAAAGACTTCTACTGGAAATCCGTCAAGTTCATCCAAGGGAATCTCCAATGTTGTATGTTTTCGCACAATACCGATACGTGTTAATGCGGATTCAAGTTGTTCTTTTACGTCTGCTCTATAAAATGCACTGTCTACCACTTTCAAAACAATCTTAGTTGCTTCTGGAAAAGCATCAGTATTCATTACCTCCACGTGAACATTCTCACCACAGGCATTCAGATTAGCTGCGTTTGCCATCCATAAAGGAAGATAGAGGTTTTCTGTATCTGTTTCTGTATCAATGATTGTATTTTCTAAGATAGGTTGTCCCAATGGAACGATCCATTCTTTTACTGTGTCTGTTCGAATACGTAGGAATACGCGTCCAGAGTTTTCAGATGTAATAATACGTTTCCAGAGTTCAGTAGATGCTTGAACAGAAAACGTATCATTTTGGTCCGAGTTTAGAAATGCTTGTGAGAAAAGAGCCGCATCAAACTCCATCACTACGTATGCCATGACCCTACCTTATCCGATGATTCAACTTTTCAGTCAACTTAATAGTATGAGTTATGCAGAAGCATTGGACAAAGTAAACTTAAGTGATATGCAAAAAAGTATTATCAAGGCAAGATATATAAAAGTCGTTCAGAGTTTTGAAAACCGTTGCAGAATGTTATCCCTCTGGTTTCACACATGCCGTTTTACAGTGACCGTAGGTTCATTAATCGTTCCTGCTCTTTTATCCATTCAATATACATCTACAGCATCTTCTACAAACAATAGTGACAACTCAAATCCAAATAGTTTTGCATATCGTATCTATTGGTCTACATGGGTGATTTCATTACTGGTAACAACCAGTAATGGCTTATCCAATATTTACAAGATCGACAAAAAGTATTATTTCCTTCATACAACACTCGAACAGTTACGGAGTGAAGGATGGCAGTATTTTCAACTGAGTGGACGATATAGCGGATTTTTCACGCCTCATGAAACACCAACGCATGCCAATCAGTTTGTCTATTTTTGTCATTCTGTTGAAAAGATTAAGATGAAACAAGTGGAAGAAGAATATTATAAACTTTTGGATACTCATTCAAATACACCTCAAACTTCAGGACAGGCTCCAAGACCCACACCGACGGTCTCCAATCTCATCCCTCCAACACCTCTCAATACTATTCTTGAAGAACGAGCTAATCTACCGCCCGAACTTTTGAGTCAGTTAGATACGATTCGAGAAGAAAGTGAATCGATTACCTCTTCAGAGATTGTTGTTGTCACCGAGAAATCACCGAAGGTCCAATAACCGAAGGTCCAATAACCCAAGGTCCAATAACCCAAGGTCCAATAGTTAATTTCTTGTTCTTGATTAGATGTCGAGGCCGACGCGTAAAAAACAAAAGGATCGTTGCCAATGTATCTCTAGCTGCCCCAATCGGCCTGTCGGTGCATCCCCCTTTTGTAAGAAACATCTCAATACCTGCTCACGAATGTCCCCCTTAACCGGATGGGAACCCACGTTTGAACCTAATCGTTGGAATGATGCAAAAGAGTTGCGAGAAACCCATAACTGTTTTGCGTATGCCATGAACGTTCACGATCCGAAACAGGTTGAAGCCTGTAAAAAGGATGTAAACTGTAATGTTCCCTTTCATCAACCAGGTTCTGCGTCAGGATATCCACGATTCACAAATACTGCGCAAAAAACCTGCCCCAATATGATTGCCAGACTTTTGGGAGACAATCCAAGTCTTAAAATGACAACCTTTACGGACAAATGTCCACCACATACTTCTAAGATTGCTCTCGTAGTCGATCCCAAAGAAGATTACCATTTTTATCGACAAGATTCGGATGGAATGTGGTCCCATAAACCCGGTGGCATGCCCGTGACAAATAAGGATGCCTCTTCGAGACCCATTTATGATCCCGAGTTAGCGAATCGCAACTATAACACTGAGGGAAGTCGTTTGAACTATACCACAAGTTGTGGGTTTCTCTGTGTTCCTCGTGATCGCACTTTGTTTCTCAAAGTGGGTGGAAAACGAAAACAGTTTCGTCAAACCCGACGTCAACGACGTTGATTTAAATCTGTGCTCGTTGTTTCTTTCTTTCTTCTAACCATTGACCCCCAAAACGTCTTATCCATACATTTTCGGGATCAAACACTGCAAGTGCTTCCATACAATCAATACGCTTTCTGGGACTTGGATGAAGAAGACCTTTGAGTGCAGCCTTCACTGCCCATTGTCTTTCTTTCCAAGGATTACTGGTCGTAAACTCAGGATTCATCATAAGTATCTGTATAAGCGATAACGCAATGGCACCGATTGCCCATCCATCATATCCTGGCCAATAGAGTTGCCAAAAACGAACCCAGTCCTCTTCTTGGCATGCCTGGCTCGTCATCCAGAATGAACGCATGTCTTCCGCTGAGGATACACGGGATTGACCAAGTATTTTCTCAAGTGATCGGAAGACTGGTTTTCCAAGCACCGTATTTCTTAATGCATCATTAAAACTCATTTTGCCTTCACGGATAGCAGTCATGATTGTTATTTCAGGTGGCTCCGAGTTTAAGATATGAGGACTGATTTGATTCTCTTGTCCAAACATTTGAACTTTCCAACGATTCTCCAAAAGTGAATCACGGATGCTGTCTTTTGTAAATGACATTCCGAAATCTAAGATACGTGCTACGCCTTTTCCATCAACCAGGATATTACCAGGATGTAGATCATAATGACATACACCAGAAATAAGAAGTGTTGATCCAGCCTCCAACATATGACGAAAAAACGCAAAAAAATCAAAACGCTTCGGCCCTAAATCCGATGACTCAAGAACTTTATAGAATGGTAAGACACCACCAAAAGGCTCAAAAATCTGAATGGCGTTCTTATACTCCAAAGCAGTTCTTCCAGGAGCAAAACAAAGGTCTAACTCATCCTTTTTCTCAGTTTGCTTATTGAGAGGCAAGGGCTCACACGATTCCGGTTCGGGCAAAACAAAATAGTTGGTAGCCAAAGGAATCTTTCGAATCGCATTGGCGGCCTCGATCTCCTGAATACCATCCATTTTGATTGTAATCTTGCCTACAGCACTCTTAGGTGTATGCTTTTGTGATTTACATAAGAGTGGTGGAGTGAATACACATCCATAGGTTCCTGACCCTAAATAACGGCCACCGTCCATCTGCTACTATTTGATTCGGATATCTTAAACAGTAGAAGATGATCGGAGTCACTCTGGTCCTGTTGCTTCTTTTAGGGTTTGCAGCGGCTGAACTCTTTTGGCCTAAACAACTCCGTGAAGGATTCGAAACTCTGATTCCAGCACTCAATCCAAAGGCAGGATATTTCAATAACTTTGTCCCTCGTCGTGGAGATGTGGCTCCAGGTTTAGAAGAAAGTGGATATATTCAAGATAAGCGATATTTTCAAGGATATGTAGATGTTCAACGTCTCGGTGTTGATAATGACTTTTGCCGTATGATTTACCCTTTGGGTCAAGAACAAAATAAGTTTCTTGCTTGTGCTTTGGCTGGAACAGAAAACTTAACCAGCACCAGCTTCAAGACTCCTAAACAGGCTAACGGCTTTCAGATTTCACGTGATGACTATATGCGTGATATTAATAAAGATGGTCGTGCTGACTATTGTCGTATTTTGAAAGCGAAGGATGGTTCTTGGCAACCACAATGTAATCGGTCGATGGATTTAGATTTCGATCCCATTATCGTCACTGATGTCAATCCACCTGCAGATATTGCATCTCTTCTTCGAATGTATGATGGATGTCTTTTCTGGTATCGTTTCCGAGACGATATGTTAGACTATGTTAAAAACACCAAGATTTCTGTTGCGGGGGGTGCTATGGTGGATGAGACACCGTATGCTGATAAACCTATCAGTGAAGCCCTGAAGTTCAATGGTATCGATCAGTTTCTACGCATAGGTGATGGACCTGATCTTGAACTCGGAACTGTAGTGCCTTTACGATCAATGCGTGCTATCATGGTATGGGTGTATTTTGATGAGTTCACCAACAATGCTCATATTCTTGATTTTGGTGAAGGAGCAGGTCATAATAATATTGTTCTGGGCATTGTTGGAAGAGGCGATGGCTCGATTACAGATGCTGGATCGATTCGGCCTCCTCTTCTATGTGGATCTGCTGAGGGTGGATCCACTTTGCCCACAGAACCTTCTGGTGCTCAACCTGTTCCTATCATGACTCCTCAAGAGTTAATGTTTACTACTGCTGCGAATGTAAATGACTATTCAAGTATAGGCTTTGAAGGAACACCACGACGTCTTCCTCCGTCTCGTATTCAAGATAAGGTTCTTCCTGGCCCGAAAAACAAAGCGACACTCTTATTTGAGATCTGGGATCAACAACAACGTAAGATGCGTATTCGCGTCCCTTCGGTTGTGCCCAAAGAAAAGTGGACTCATATCTGTATTACCAGTAAAACAGAAGATGCATTTCGGCCCGATATAGGAATCTATATTGATGGTAAACAGGTCTATCTTGAATCCAGTGGTTATCTGCCACAGGCTGGAACTCTATCGAACTGCTATATCGGTAAGAGTAACTGGGCATCCGCAACTAAACAGTTTGAAAATCGTGATGAACTTTTTAAAGGGCGTCTTTTTGATCTACGTGCTTATAAAGTAAGTATAAGTGATGCAGTTCTTAAGGAGAGTATTGCTTGGGGTCGTAAATGCTTAGGTCTCCAATAGATATACATAAATCAATAGATACTCTTTGTATAAACTCTATACAAAAAGTATTCGGTAAGTATTCCTCCTGTGTGAATCGAACACACGAACTCCTGTTATCATTAAGCAATAGCTTATCACTATTGCCCCCTCTATATAAGTATGTGAAGGGAAGCTGGGCTTACCATGCTATATAGGACAGGCGCATTACCATTGTGCTAAAGAGGTTTTATGTTTATGTTTATATTTATCTTTATCTTTATATGTTTATCTTTATCTTTAGTTATCTGACATATTCTCTGGAAGAGTGAAATCATAAGCATCTTCTGCCATTGCCGCCATCTTCTTAGTGGCCTCAGTAGCAGCCTTGCGCTGAGATCGGCGGCTCGGTTGCTTCTTTAGAGTGCGTGTGATCGTGAAAGAGGGTAGAGAACTCACTGCGGACTTAGTGGGAGACTTCTTCAAACTTGAACTACGTGTAGATACCATCTTAACTAACTGCTTGTATAAGCGATTAGTCGCCACTCAAATTTATAGTTTCCAAAAAAAAATAGCATCGTGTCGTTTCGATCGACAGACCTCCTGGTTATGAGCCAGGCGCTCTTCCTCTGAGCTACGATGCTAAAAGTCTATTTATTTTGTCTTTAGGTTTTTTCTTTAGTTTTTCTTTTTACTTTCTCCAGACAGGAGGAGCAGACCATGCTGCCTTGCCTTCAATGATAGCCCACTCTGGCTCGCCTGGATGGAAATAGGGACAGACCTTCTCTAAATGCTTTCCACAGCCAGCAGGCCATCCATTCTCTGCAGGCCTAAGAGCCCACTTACAGGGCATAGGCTTTCCAGAGCGACGATCATAGACCCTCTTAAGAGGCTCCTTGCGAATCGCTGCGCACTCTTTGGCCTTGCGAATCTCACCCTGAGCAATCGCACACAGAGTCTCCTCGTGTTTCCTTTTCTCATCGGCTAACCTCTTCTCTTTCTGTTCTGGTGTTTCCCTCCTACGTTCCTCTGCATCTTTATCACAGATGATATCTCCCCAGCCAATACCGAGCTCATTCGCAAGATGAAGATCGAGGACGATTCCCTCTAATAAGGGATGCTCCTTACAGTTACCTACACAGATACTGTAAGAGTGACCAGGCTTATTGTGTTCCATCTCTGCCTCAGAGCGAAAGAACTTCCAGTCACCATGGTCGCAAGACCAATGATCTCCCTCGTGAGAGTGTGCTGGATCTGAGCAAGAGCAGGGATATTCATCTGCATAGATCTTCTCAAGAGGCCAATATCGTTTAGCAATGATTTCTTCTGTTAGAGTCATTTTTTGCTTGATTTGCTTTAAAAGCGTGCCAGATCGTTCCAAGGACTTATATTTCAATTTTATTATTAAATTGAATCTAGCAATTTCCGTATAAGAAGACGATATCTGTATTATATTCAATTTTATCTTATAGTTGATTTTGAGTTCTTTTGCTGCGGCATGCTTGGATGTAATGGATTCAATTTAAAAAAAAAATTGAATATATGTTTCCATGGAAGTTGTAGCATTCTTTAGAAAACAATAACATTCTAAAACAAAATGAGCTCCATTACAATCA